ATCACAGGTTCTGTGTCAGCGTCTAAACGCACAGAGATATTCAACAAATTCCAGCAGCAGAAAGACCCAAGAGTGTTGGTCATTCAGCCGCAGGCTGCAGCACACGGCGTCACGCTTCATGCTGCAAATGTCGTAGTGTGGTGGGGTCCGATCACGTCCATCGAGACGTATCTACAAGCGAATGCACGTGTTCATCGCGCAGGACAGCACCACCCCTGTACGGTCGTACATCTACAGGGCAGCCCAGTTGAAAAGCGTATCTATAAAATGCTGTCCCAGAAGTTGGATGTCCACACCAAGATCATCGATCTCTATCGCAATTTTTTGCAAGAGGTGGCTTGACACTGTTTAGTTTTGCCCCTATAGTAGGGGTTCTGAGAGAGGAGGAGTCTAGAATGTCTGAAATCACTGCTGAGAAACTTACTGCGGTCTACGTCAAAATCCGTGACGCCCGCAGAGAGTTGTCCAAGAAAGATGACGAGTTGAAGGCCCAGTTGGATACGGTGGCCGCGCAGTTGCTTGAGATCTGCAAGGAGCAGGGCGCATCCACTATCCGTACCAATCATGGTACCATCTCTCGTCGCACCAACAAGCGATACTGGACCAACGATTGGGATGCGTTCTTCAAGTTCCTCAAGGAGAACGACGCCTTTTCGCTGATGCAGCACCGCATCCATAACACCAATATGGAACAGTTCCTTGAAGAGAATCCGAATGTAACCCCACCCGGATTGCAGGCGGATATCGAGTCTACTATTGTCATTACGAAACGCTAAGGAGCGCACATGAGCAACGAACTGGCTATCTTGAACACCAATCTGCCGGACTACCTGCGGGCTGGTACTGATCTTGACGAAACCACCAAGGCCCTTATGGGCGGTGGATCCACCAACAAGCGTATCTCCATCAAGGGCAGCGTCTGGCGGCTCATGGTAAACGGTAAGGAGGTCGCTAAGAACGAAGACCGCTTCTTGAATGTGGTCATCGCCAATGCCTCCCCGAAGGTGTCGCGCTCGTTCTACGAGGAGAAGTTCCAAGAGGGCAGCGAGCCGTCCATGCCGGATTGCTGGTCTGCAGACGGTAACACTCCTGACGTGAAGGCCCCCAAGAAGCAGGCTAACCGTTGTGTGGATTGCCCGCAGAACATGGCCGGTTCGGGCGACAACAACACCCGTGCTTGCCGTTTCAGCCAGCGTCTGGCTGTCGTGCTGGCTAACGACGTTGGTGGCGATATCTTCCAGTTGACCTTGCCCGCCAAGTCCATCTTTGGTGAGGGTACTGCTGGCAAGTGGCCGCTTCAGGCGTACGCCAAGATGCTTGGTAGCAAGGGTATCCCCATCACGGCTGTCGTGACCGAGATGCGGTTTGATACGGATAGCGCGACCCCGAAGGTCGTCTTCAAGCCCGTGAAGTTCTTGGATGCCTCTGAACACCAGACTGTTATCACGCAGGGTGCGTCCGAAGCCGCAAAGCGGGCGATCACCATGACCGTTGCTGAGACGGACGGTGCGAAGGTAAAGCCGAAGGTCGAGGAGGTGAAGGAGGCATCGGCGGCACCTGTGGAGGCTGCTGACCCGGAGCCGACCAAGCGCAGTTCCAAGAAGACGGAAGAGGCTGCGCCGAAGGCAGACCTGTCGAAGATCCTGTCTGAATGGGATGACTGATGTCTGCCCGAGGGTATTCCACCCTTTTGGTGCAGAAGATATACGACGCTAACCCGTGCCTGCTGGGTGTTCAACTGGCGAAGATATGCGTCAAGTTGAACATCCCAGTCACGGACGTGGCGGAGTATCTCGATGTCACCCGCCCTACGGTGTACTCATGGTTCATCGGGGAGCGAGAAGTGGCCAATCGCCACGCCGACAGGGTCGAGAAACTCATAGAAAAACTACGCTAAGACTTGAGTGGGCTAGGCTCGCTACCGAAAAGGGCACTGCCGTCTGCCCCTGCCCATTCATTTTTGACGGCCTAGAGGACGGCTATGCTTTCACGTAAGGACTTCCTTGCCCTTGTCTTGCCACCGTTAGGCGAGGGTGAGTCCTATTGCACCGTTGGTATCAAGGAGGATGGAGAGGACAAGGATATCCGCCAGCGTTTTGTACCCAGCATTGAAGGTATAAATGCTCATGCTGAAGAGTTCATCGCAAAGACCTACAACGCATTCTATGGTATGGCCAAGTATGGCCCAGAGGGTCGGCGTACCACCAAGAACGCTGTCTCCCTGAAGTCGTTCTTTGTCGATGTAGATTGTGGTACGGGCAAGCCGTTTGCGGATCTAGCCGAGGGCATGACTGCGCTCAAGGCTTTCTGCAAGGCTACGAACTTGCCGCGTCCAACCATCGTCAAGTCCGGTATGGGTGCCCATGTCTATTGGGTCATGGATACTGCGCTGCCAAGAGAGCAGTGGTCCCTTCATGCGGAGCGGCTCAAAGAGTTGTGCGTCGAGCATGAGTTCAAGGTAGACCCAGCGGTTACCGGAGAAGCCGCCAGAGTGCTTCGCATCCCCGGTACCTACCATGTCAAAGACCCGACCAACCCAATACTGGTAGAGATCCTGCACGTTGGGCAGGTGCTGTCTGTTGAGCAAGTATCCGACTTGCTTGCACCCAGTTTCGAGATACTGTCCAGCGCCAGCGCCGTAAAGCGCGAACTTGATCCGGTTACTGCTGCCCTGATGGGCAACAAGGATGCTTACTTCAAGACGCTGCTGACGAAGTCGTTGGAAGGGAATGGCTGTGCGCAGATCGCCCACATCTATACCGAGCAGGAGAGCATCGAGTACCCGCTATGGTGGGCTGGACTGAGCATCGCCCAACGGTGTCTGGACAGGGACAAGGCCATCCACCTGATGTCCAACAAGCATCCGGGGTACAACCGGGAAGAGACAGAGAAGAAGGCTACCGGCACAGGCGGTCCGCAAACCTGTGCCCAGTTCAAGAAGTTGAACCCCGCTCTTTGTGAGGGATGCCGGTTCAACGGCAAGATCGCTACTCCACTTGCTCTTGCTGAAGTTGTTGTAGAGGCCGACGAATCTCAATCAAAAGTTTCTGTATTTGAGCCAATCACAGAAGAAGTTGTAGAGTACGAGATCCCCAAGTACCCATTCCCGTTCTTCCGTGGGCGGAACGGTGGTATCTACGTAAAAACCAAGAACAAGGATGACGACGAGACAGACGAACTGTTGTATCCGTACGACTTCTATGTAGTCAAGCGAATGGTCGATCCAGACGTCGGTGAGACCTTGCTTCTTCGCCTGCACACCCCCAAGGACGGAGTCCGAGACTTCATCATGCCGCTTACAACAGCGGTATCAAAAGAGAAGTTTATGGCTCTTGTCGCCTCCAAAGGCGTTGCCGTGTTGGGCAAAAAGCAAGACTTGCTAATGCAGTATGTGACTAGATGGAACGATGAACTCATGAAGGACAAAGCAGAGACCGCGCATCGTCAGTTTGGTTGGTTGGATGACGACTCAGGGATGATTGTGGGTGAGCGCGAGATCCGTGCTACCGAGGTGCTATACAGTCCGCCATCGGCTCCCACGCTGCCCGTCATGCCATTTTTCCAGCCAAAGGGTGACTTCCATGTTTGGAAAGATATTGTCAATTACTACAGCAAGCCGGGTATGGAGGCTCGCGCTTTCGCGTTCTTCTTGGGGTTCGGTACCCCGCTTATGAGGTTCACCGCGCTTGACGGGTTCCTCGTCAACCTCGTCAGCCGCGACTCCGGTACGGGCAAGACCACCATCCTCCATGCCATCAACAGCATCTACGGCAGGCCCAAAGAACTGATGCTGGCTCCAAAGGACACCTACAACTTCCGGCTGAACCGGATGGGTGTCATGAAGAACTTTGCGGTGACGATGGACGAGATCACCAATATGGATCCCGAGCAGGTGTCGAATCAGGTCTACGACGTGACCTCTGGAAGAGCCAAGCACAGACTGAAGCAGCATGAGAACGTAGAGCGCAACAACAACACCAAGTTCCAGACTGGCATGGTGTCTTCATCCAATAGGTCGTTGATGGATACTTTGCTGTCCATCAAGGGATTCCCTGATGGAGAACTGAAGCGCATCTTGGAGATCCACATCTCCAACGACCCAAACAACGACGCTACATGGTCCCGCACCCACTTTGAGAGGTTGATGGACAACTATGGACACGCCATCGAACCGTACGCACAGGCAGTCATCGGACAACTACCTGCTGTAAAAGAACTGCTGAACAAGACCCGCGATAGGGTGGATACCGCAGCAAACCTGCGCCCTTCAGAGCGGTACTGGAGCCTGATGGTCTCTCTGGCGGTCACGGGGGGACTCATCTCCAAGAAGTTGGGGCTGCACGACATACCGACCCAACCTGTCTTTGACTTCGGCATCAAACTCATCGAAACCGCACGTGCCAAAAGCCGTGAGTATATGTTTGATGGTGACGAGTTCTTGGGCATCTTCATGCAACGACACTTCCATGAAGTGCTGGTCATCAACGGCAAGGTGGACCGCCGTACTGGGCTTGAAGTTGGCCCGATCCGTGAACCTCGCAACGCGCTGACGATGCGCTATGAGCCTGATACAAAGATGTTGTACGTATCGGTAAGTGCCTACCGCCAAGAATGCAACAAGAGCATGATGAACTTTGAGGAGACTTTGAAACCCTATCTGGCCAACAAGTCGTTGGTTGTTCATTCGGGTGGGGAATATACAAAGCGCAAACGTATGTTTGTTGGCACAACCGCCAGTACCAATGCGGCTACTACCTGTCTTTGGTTTGATACTTCAAAACTAGACTTCTTCAATGAAGAAGTTTTGCTGAAAGAAATCGATGCGACTCTACAATACCCCGATCCTGATCCAGTGGGACAGGTTTAAGCCGGGTTCTTCATTCTTCATACCCTGCATCGACCGCAGGGAAATAGAGCGGTACGTCAAAAAAGAGGCTGAACGTATCAAGGTAGACGTTATATGTAAACAAGTCATAGAGAACGGCGTCTATGGCTTGCGAGTCTGGCGACCGGACTCTAGACTCCCCCCTGCACTCTAGTCTCCTCCTCAAGGAGTTCCCCCGCCTACGGGCGGGGGCTTTTTACTCCTCCTCTTCCTCCTCGTAGCCCAGTTCCTCCATCACAGGCCGCTTGAGTTTCGGAGCCAGCACGACGCCGGACACCGACTGACTCAGCCTGATGTGGTGCCGTGTTACGGCTTCACGGATGGACTCCGAAGTGATCGCCGCACCGGGGTGTTTGGCATTGAATGCCCGCATCTCGGCAAGCAGTTCATTCTTGGCTTCGTCGTCCTTGTTGACGATAGACATCATGATCCGCTTGCGAAGTGCTGTAGCGCGGGTTTTGATCTTACCCTCTCGCGTCTTGAGTTCATCACCTTCAGCGTAGGCATTGGCAAGTTCTGCCGGGGCAAAACCAAGAAACTGCATGAACTGGTTGTATGTGTCTACATCATCGACAACCGGGATACCATCTTTAGTGGTAGCCCCCTCCGTTGCATAGCGGAACGCCTTGATCGGGTTACCGACAACTCGCGGAGCCAGCATATCTAGCCCACGGAGCATCCGCCCTTCGTTGATGTGTTCCATCGCCTTCGGAACGTTGACCATGTAACTGTACATCGGACCGAACAACTGCTCGAAAGCATAGGTCACCGGACCAACTTCAGCCACACGTCGCGGATCATCACGCCAGATCATGTTGTCCCAGCCGCTACGGCTTGCGATGTCTACACCAAGCATAGCGTTGACCGGCCCCTTGAAATTGAAGGTACCGATAGCCTGACGGAGCGCGTTCTTCGGATCGTACGGCTCGTCATCATCACCGAACATACCGTTCAAGATGGCAGCAAACGCCTCGCCCCAGCCAACGAGAGGCATACCCTGTACGCCCGCAAACAGATACGCCATACCGAAGTAGCCGATGAGTTGCTGGCGCGCAGCGTTCCTGACTTCCTTGGGCTGGTCCTTTGCGGCTTCACGGAAGGCTTTGTACAACAGCCACATACGGTTGATGGCAAACCGCTTGAAGGTCAGCGCTAGCCGTGCCAACCCATGCTGCATGATGGCTGCGCTTGCTTTGGGGAATGCTGAACCATAGGCGTCGTACAGTATCCGCTTGGCGTCGTTGTACGCAGCCTCCTCCAGTTCCTTGCCGGTCTTGCCTTCTTTCTTACGGGCTTTTTCTGCCAACTGATACGCAGCCAAGAAAGTCGTTTCACGCTGGTACTTGTCCGATTTCGTGAACACGTAGTTGACCGCGTTATCGACAGCGGCTTTGACCTTCAGGGCCTTGTTTTCAGGGTTTTCAAACTCGGTAAGATCTGCAAGCCGGAACTCACCGACGATGCCGTCGTTTTCAGCACGCTCCAACATCCTCTTCAAATCGTTGGGTAGCCCCCGTTTGTTGAAAAACTGGACATTGGCATTACCCAAAGCGGCAAACGCATTACCTACCCCGTACTTACCCTGCAGGATGCTGTACACCACCATCGGGATATGGGTCGTATCGATGACCGCCGACGAGATGTTGCCGCCCATGAACATCAAGTAACTGAAGTACCCTGCAAAGTCTGCGATGTTGTTCCTGTTGGGCGCGTTGTAGTACTGCAACTGCTTGGTGACCATGTCCTGCAGGTCAGCGATCTCGTCAGCCTTCAACGTAAACTTTTGGAACGAAGCCCGCTTGGCTCCTTGGGACAGCGCTCTTTGGATAGCATTGGCACGCAGTTCAGAAGTGGTGAACCCCTTGATCACAGACTTACCATCCTGATCTTCGTATTCGACCCAGTACTGACCCTGCCCCATGTCGGCTACAAATTTTTCGTAGGCCGCAGTCATCTTCGGCAGGAACTCCATCCGGTTCAGTCTGCGGGCATACTTGGTACCTACCGTGGCGTAGGCACGGAGAACGTCGTTTTCAAAGCCGATGGTACCTTTACGCCGCTGCCGCATCTGAAGAACAGACTTGGTGGGCAGGTACTCCATGTACAGCGAGAACAACTCTCCGATGACTTTTTCATCAACGCGGCTTTTCCGAAGTTGCCCAACGATCTTGCCGTAAAAACTGCTTGGCGGGATGTTGTTCAGCGTCTGCTCGATATCCGAGGTCTCCTTGAAGTCCTTTGCACCGTTACGGGCAAGTTCAGCCTTTGCAGCAGTACGCTCATTGATCGTTTCAAAACTACGGAACACGTGTTCACCATCACGATCCGTATAGGACAGATGGTGTTCACCAGAGCGGAACAACGGAAGATAGACCGGCAGACGCTTGGAAAGGATCTGAGTCTGCAACTTCTGCCACTCAGTCGGTGCCAAGTACTGCTTTAGCGACTCCTCCATCTCGGTCGCGTACTCATGGTAAGCAAGACGCAGATCGCGGTACAACTCCTTGACGTCGTCCGGAAGTGCATCAAACTGCCGCCGAATAGGGTCGGACCAGATGGTCCGGGGTACCCATGTGACCCCCGCACGGCGAAGAACGGGATCGGTACCAGCATTGAGTACCTCGATCTGCTCGGTTGTAGTCTTCATGAACAGGTCGTAGATGCGGTCCTTCTCAGTCGGAGAGAACCGGGACATGATCTTGTTCCACTTCTGCAGGTTCTTGGAGATCAGATCCTGCCTGCGGCGAAGTTTGGCACCATCCTTGTTTTCCAGATCCCACAGTTCATCAAGCGCACCCGTGAACTTACGGTACATATCCGCAAGTTGGTGCAGGCTCTGGAACGAATAGGCTCCCCTACGCAGCCAACGAGGCATATCCTGCATGGCAGCACGCAACCCGTCCTTGATGCGCGTAGTAGGCGCAGGCAGGTTGTTCGGGATGTTGCCGACTTGGCGGATTAC